ACAAAAAGTGTAAAAACTAAGTATGTTGATTAAAGTAGATTTACCACAACCATTTTTTCCTATGATTACATTGGTACCTTTCTTAAACTCTATAGTTTCTATCTTAGAAAGATCAGATTCGATGTTTTTAATATACTGAAATCTGGACTTGTTAAAATCTTTAAATGTTACAGAATGTATCATAATCTAAAAAAGTGTGTTAGATAATAATCTAGGTGACTGTACTTTGATTCTTTCAATCTGTCTTTCTATGACCTTCTGCTTTGCTTCTCGACAGTGGATCATAGCTTTGTTGATCAGTGTATTTGCCATAGAGAGTATCCTAGATTCATTCATCTGAACTAGTGGTGCAGTTGATCTAAGAACATAAGTTAACCTCTTATTTGCCTTAAAAACATTGTTTTTAGAAAGAAAATCTACCATATCAGTTGTCACGTTTAAAGTGACAATAACTGTCAACTGATCGTTAACGATATTGATATGAAAATTCTTATAATCGTGGTTTGTAAACTGGATCATGAGTTTGCAAGTTTTAGCATCAGAGATGAGTAATAATATTTATTCCATATAGAATAGCTGTTCTCATAATTTTGGTCTTTTAGGAATTAATATTAGCACAAAAGCGACAACAAGAGAGTAGAAAACAACAGCAATACTAACTGTATTGTTAATACCGTATCTGTGTATAGCTTCTCTGAACAACCCGTCTCCAAGAAGTGCTGTGGTGATCAGAGTAGCCATCACAATAGTAACAGCTATAATAGTTCTTGTCTCCTGGATCCACTCAATAGATTCAGGTTTATCAATTGCTTTCTTTGCAAAAGTGTACATGAAATCTACAAAAGAGATATGAGGTGTCGTGTTTATGTCACGCTCTGCGTATTCAAACACGTATTTATCTAACTCTTTGTAGACTAGAATACAGTTACAACTCTGTTTATTAATGAAATAATCGTATTCACAATAATCCAATTGACAGAGTATATCTTCAACTTGTTTTAGTTCGGATATTGTACCGAATACAGTACAGATTGAGATCGGCTGATGCAGTGGTGAGTTCATAGTTTGGTTATTTCAACTGCTAAATCAAAATCAAATCTAAATTCTCTGAATGTTTCCCTTGTTAAATGGAAGTGTTTTTCATTCTGATCAAACTCAATACTAAACCAAGTTTTATCAATCCGTTTCGGTAAACTTTTCCAAGCATTCATAAATGTTCTTTCTGGCGTTTCCCCTAAAGCGCATTTTCTTCTATCTAAACCAACTCCAAATTGAGTAGTTAGATTTACAATAAATTCAGTTCTTTTAGTTTTCATATCTCTTTGTTTTAATTTGACTTTGTAAAAATATAAAAAGAAATTGAGATATAAAAATTATATATGAGTTATTTTTAAAAATTTGATTATTTATAATGATTAAAAATAAGAAAACCATTGAAACTATTAAGAATCAATGGTTCAATAAACATGTGTAAAAATCAGATTATTTTATCTTAACCCACTTGATATTGCTCTGAAATGTGATACATGAAGTTCTTATTTCAGTGATCTTAGTGAGAAACATTATCTTATCAAATTCCTGAGATGTAAACATCAGATCATTGATGCATATACCATTTTTAAGTTCATTAAAATGAATATGGTTAGATGGATTAGCTTCAGAGAAGCTGTTACACACAAACCAGTATCCAACTCCGTCTCCAAAAAGATCTGATACATAAAGGATAGGTTTCTCTGCAAAAGTGGCAAACAACTCTGCTCTTTTTAATTGTAAAACTGTCATAATCTTCCTTCTGCTCTTTTTTTAATGTCTTCAGTTATCGTTCTTTTGTAATTAGAAAGGTCTCCTTTATCTGTTTTTTTGAAATGATCAACAGATCTCTTGTGCATGATCTCTCTCTTCTGTTCTGGAGTCTTAGATTCAAAAGACAGAAACCCTCCCGCTTGCATCCTGTGACCAACACACTTCATCTCAGAGCCACAACCTTCACAGAACAATCTCTCCTGTTGACCAAGCTCAATCCACTTAGTTTTAAATTTCTCAGCACACTCTTGGTTTGTGCAAAAATAGTTGAACTTTTTCATTTCGTTTCTGTTTTATCATCTTCTTCTCTCAATCTGTTTATCAGCTCTCTGATCTCTGGATAAATACTCATATCAATTAAAGAATTTTAAAATACCTGTGTTAAACAGAAGAGCTTCAGATTTGCGTCTGAATGTCAACCCTGGTAACACTTTTCCACTCGATTTGTTCCACATTAGAAATGCTGCCTCTATGTTGTTCATAGTATCGTTTGCTCTGATCCTTCTTAATAGAGTTGATTTTAGAAATGAATCAAAGCCACAATTATAAGAAAAAGACACAATAGCATCAAACTGAGGTTGATTGATATCTAAATTTAAAGACTCTATCTCTTCTTCTATCTCTACCAGATCTTCAGATAATAACTGTTCTGCTTCTTCAGTTGTAAGATTTAAAAACTCTGGACAGTATCTTTCAATATCACTATAATCTCTAATCCATTCTCCATTTGGTTTCTTCAAAGCATGTCCAAAACCTGCTGTCCAGATCCCTATTGGATCTTGTTTAGGTTGCAAATCTATTTTGGAAAGGTCACCATCGTGCAGCGACTCAAAATGTTTGATAAGAGTTAATCCTGTATTACTTGTTCTCATATTGATGCTGTATATATCTCATGTTAAGCGTTTCAAATATCTCAAAGGATTCTCCTCTGGATAATCTAGTGTTTGCATTAAAGAAATCATCAAACGACATATCTGGAGTCCAGTTGTAGCCTAACGATATTCTTGATATCTCCTCTACTGTTAGTGTTGTTTCACTCATTGTTTCTTATTTAAAGTTTCTACGACAATATTCTGCTAATAATAATCCATCTGCATCTTTATGCTTTTCAATCATTTGTTTGTGTTCTGGAAATAATCTAATTCCAATTGTCTTAGATGCTTCTTTTAGTAGATCAGTACTAGTAATTCCTGATGGTAACAATAGTTTCTGCCATTTCTTAGAATCCTCATACTGATAAGCAAACCCTAAATCCTCTATAACATTTAAAGTTGATTCTAAGGCTCTTAACGCAGATGTAGATGCAGTAAATCTACCTGGATTAACCATTGGTCTTTCTATTAGACACATTACAGAAGTGGCTGGATATTTACTCAGTATTGTTTCAAAAAATTCTTTCAATAGCTTGGTCTCTATCCTTGAAATATTCCCTTTTGCTTTAGTGTAGTTTTGTTCAGTTTTTACAGGTGTTTTGATAAAAAAAACTTCTTCATCACAAATAACACCTATTGAACCAGTTACTCCATTATCAATACCTACATACATCTTATTCATTATTTTCTTTTTTAAATTTACAATTATCAAAGTGATACTTTGATACAGCTCCACCAAATCCTACTCTATCTTTTACAATTCCCTTAGCACTCCTGCATATGCCACAACCCAAATAACCATCATTAAGATTAGTTGTGGTATGTTTACCTAAATATTTCTTACCATTAATTAAATTAGTTGTAATATAGATAAAATGATATCTATTATCTTCTCCAAGTTGTTTTAATCTACTCATTTTTAGTAACTTATAACTCCAGCTCGATATAAATCTTAAGAGTAATCTTGAATAAGCTGGTATCCGAGAAACGTGGCCAAACGCTGTCCTCCTTGGAAGTGTTGTAAAATTACAATTTATTTTTCATATTTTAAAAATTTCTTATCTTATATACTCATAAGACTATACATGATCAACAACTGTATTTAGAAAATGATTGAAATTTTTTCTTCGATAAACTTATTCAGTAGTTTTTCTTCTGTCCATTGATAGTAAGCTAAAAGATCCTGCTGAGGATAATTACCTGTTGATTCTTTGTACTGTTGATGTAATTCTTTTTGTGTCATCTTATTCTGTTTTGTTGTAACAACCACAAATCGTATAATTCTTCTTCTAATTTTGTTAAATCTACTATAGTGCTATATGTATTAAACATTCCACTCTTTGCAACCAGCAATGAAGGCATCTGATATACATAATGATGGACATTCTTTCATGGTCTGTAGAGCACTGTAAATAACTTCTGTTAACATACTCTTTATGTTCTCATCTTTTAACTTCTCATCAAGGAAATCTAATTCTGATTTCATTGAATTTGGTAATCTGTCTCTCATAATCCAAATATGCTGTCTAACTTTCTAATAACTAAATCTCTATCTTCTTCACTTGCAAGTGGAATTGTCTCACTACAGATCTTGTCTCTTGAAGTGTTGTAGTAGATCTTCAGTTTAAGATCTCCATCAGGTCTGTATCTTTTAATAGTAGAGATCCTGATTCTATCCCATCCAACTAATATAAACTGGCTTTTCATTACTTCTTTTCTGTTACTGATTCAACTGTCGTGTTTCCTTCTATATCAGTATGTAATGTTACCTCATACTCTGGATATATTTCTCCTTCAGATAGTTCTCTGAATAAAAGACTAAAACATAACATAACATCGTATGCTGCCATAAATGCACTTTCTGAATAGTGAGATCTTATCGGAGTAATAACTTGATAGATAGCTCTTCTATCTCTTATATCTGAATCAAGAATCCATTGATGACTAAATTTAACTATACCCAAATGTTTGGCAATCTTCTCTTCTTTTTCTTTAATATCTATTTCCATTCTGATTAATTATTAATGATTTTACTTATTCCATTTTCTTTTCTTACAAGTAAGATTCTATCACCTATGTTCCTGTTCACAACATGAGTTGTGATTAATATTGTCTTCTCAAACTCAGACAGAGCTTTCATTAAACACTGTAAACCAAGAGAGTCAATACCTTCACCAATCTCATCTAGCATAAGAATATCTAACCCTCCGTACTTATTAGTAGAGTTAATCATTCTTTGCAGTGTCAGAATCATAGCATATTCCAATCTAACTCTTTCGCCTCCTGAAAAGGACCAGAATTTCTTGGTCTCTGAATTACGAATGATATAGGCTGATATCTCCTCTTTCAGATCTCCATTTGCAAGTATCTTCTTACCCTCCCATCTTATCTGGATATCTGACTTAAGTTCTTGTAGAAACTTGTTACAGTAACCCTGGATAATTTTCAATGATGAGTTAGCAAGATGGAGATTAAATTTCTTAAAGTTAAAAATCCATTGAGAAGTATTAAAAATCTGATCTTTCTTTCTTCTGATGCTGTAGTTGATGTCTCTCAGTTTAGAACCCTCACCTCTCATCTGTAATTTCAAATTAGCTATTCTCTCATGATCAATCTGTCTGTCTTTTAATCCGATGATCTGGAGTTTGATATCCTTAATCTTCTTCTCTTCATCTTGAATCTCTAATTTTAGATTCTCCTTCTCTTTATCATATCTCTCAACTTTTAGTTTAGATGCTTGAATAGTGGATTCAACAGAAGTTATCTCCTTTTTTATTTCAGATATTTCATCTCTCAGATTCTCAACTGAATCTTTAATCTTCTTTTTTTCATTATAAATTCTATCATCTTCTTTTTTAAGAATAATTTTCTCAGACTCTATTTTTGAAGTTTGGTCTTCTAGTTTTGAAAGTTCTGAGACAATATTGACAATAGAATCTTCAACTTGTTTTAAAAGCTCTTCAGTCTCTAACTTTGACTCTTTTTCTGCCTCTATATCTACATCTGGATCACCAACCAGAAACTCATGAGAACACTTAGGGCATTTTACAGCACCTTTTATATTCTTATTGATATCATCTAAGATATCAAATATCTCTTGCTTTGATGCTACAGCACCCTTCTTCTTAATTGTTGTTTCTGTCTTTACAGAGTTGATTTGAGACAGTTTCTCATCAAGAACAAGGTATTTATCAGTCTGAGAAAATTCATTCAGTTTAACAAGAGATTTCTCAACCTCAGATATCTGTCTTGCTTTACCTTCTATCTGAGAAGTTAGATCATCAATAGATTTTTTGTTGATAGGCTCAGATTGCTTTGCAGCTTCTATCAGTATATCTTTTCCATCAATACTCTCTTTCAATTCATCTATCTTCTCAGTATGTTCATCTATAATACTATTCAATCTCTGTTCTTCAATAATGTTCTCAGCGACAAGATCTCTTCCCAGTTCTATATCTACTTGCTCTTTTAGAGTTTGGATCTTTGAAATGATAGAAGTTTGATTAGTTTTGAATAACTCCAACTCTCCTTCAAGAGTATCTACATCAACCTGGATTTCTTTATCTATACCATCTATGATCTTTGCATTAGAGAACCTGTTAATCATCTCAATCTTCTCTTTGTTTGTTGAGGAGAAAAAGGACTTATATCTCTCTTTGTTAATGATATAGTAATTCTGTAGATCTTCTCTTGTGATTCCAATCCAGTTTAGAATAAGTTTGTTACCATCTATAACAGTTGCAAAACTAACATTAGTAGTTTGTCCATCATCTGATATAATCTTTAACTTTAACTGACTTGAACTCTTCAAACTAATTACTCTATCTATTACTAATGTCTCTTTTCTGATAGGACAATAAATAGAAAGTTGTACAGTTGCTTCTTCTTCTCCCCAGAATATCAAATCAGACTCAGTCTCTTTGACTGTAACTTTTAACAGAGCAAACTCAACTGCAGACTGCAAAGAAGTCTTACCAGATCCATTTGACTCCTGTCCTTCAATATCAGTCAAGTTCTCTCCCTGGATCAAAATCGGGTGGTTCTCAAAATCATAACTAAGTTCCTTAAAAGATAGGAAGTTAGTGGCTATTATTTTTACTAGTTGCATGACTATTTCAATCCTAATGTTTCATAAATCTTGTCCCTAATGATCTCATACAGTTCTGGATTATCATTTAAAATAGATTTAACTCCAGCTGTACCTTGACCTAACTTTGTATCTCCAAAACTATACCATGAACCAGATTTTTTGATGACTGAAAAATCTACTCCAATATTGATCAGTTCATCTACTTTATCGATACCTTCTCCGAACAGAATATTGAACTCACATTTTCTGAATGGTGGTGCCACTTTATTTTTAACAACCTTTACTCTAGTTTTGTTTGCTGTTACTTCTTCACCATCTTTCTCTTGACCACATCTTGCAATCTCAAGTCTTTGGGAGGCATAGAATTTAAGAGCATTTCCTCCCATTGTTGTCTGAGGGTTTCCAAATACAATCCCTATCTTATCACGTAACTGATTAATAAACAATACTATAGTACCATTTTTCTTAGCATTCTGCAACAAAGTGGGTAACATAGAAGACATCAATCTGGCAGCAAGACCCATCTTTGAATCACCAGCTTCTCCTTGGATAACTGCTTTAGGAAGAAGTGCTCCAACAGAGTCTAACACTATCAGACCTACCTCATCAGATTTCAGAAACTCCCTCATGATTTCCAAAGCAGTTTCTCCATCGTCAGGTTGAGACAGAATAAACTTACTGTCTTCATCAAATGATATCTCAACACCTAGAGCCTCTGCATAGTAGACATCCAAAGCATTCTCCATATCTATATATACAACTTTTTTGTTAAGTCTTTGAATCTCTGCTGCAAGATGCAATGCTAAAGTAGATTTCCCTGAGCTCTCCCATCCAAATAATTCTGCAAGTCTACCTTTAGCAAAACCACCACCTAAGGCTATATCTAACCCTAAAGACCCAGAAGAAACAAACTCTACTTCGACTTTACCACCAACGATAGCTTCTTTACCAAATCTTTTTTCTATATCTTTTATTACTTGAGATACTTTCATTTATTTTCTATTTTAAATAATATTCTAAACATGTTCTTACTTTACTTTTAAGTTCTAATAAAGTTTTTATTGCTTTATCAAAATCCTCACCAGCTTCTTCAATTAAAATATTTATTTGAGATTCATTTATTATACCATCTTCTAATAAATAATTTAAATCATTCTGTACATAACTTGCAATAAATTGAATATTATCTTTACATCTAACTATCTCTTCAAATAATTCTTTTTGATCTAGTCTCTCTTTCATTTATAGTTTTTTGTTTAGATATTTCATCCCCACTTCTACGTCTAATAACTCTTTTTCGCAGAACTTCTCAAACACCTCTTTGATAGAAGCAGATGTATGCTCAACTACCTCTGCAGACTCTGAGTATTCGATATCAGTCTGGATCTCCTTAACCTTCGTTTTCAGTTCAATCCCGAGTGAACTGAACTCTTCTTTTCTCAACGACTTTAGAACGTTCTCTGAACCTGTGACTTCAAAACGAATGTTGTTATCACTTCCCTTGTATTTCTTTTTTAGATCATTAATATCATTTGTAGTGACTGAATCAAGATCGATCTTCACTTTCACATACTCTTTGAATTTAGACTTCACTAGCTTATGAGATCCATCTTCATATAGAACTGTAAATCCTTTATCTGAATTCTCTCCGAAATTGTTCTGCTGGATTGATGGGATATGATAGAAGTTAGATCCAATCTGTTGTTGGTCATGATAATGCCCTGAGAACACTTTATAGAACTGTTTAAAGAGAGAAGTTGACAAAGTTGATGAAACCATTGTCCCATCATTGTTCTTTGATCCTGTGACAGCTATATGAGTACATAGTATATGTTTCTCATCTTTTGATATGGAACTGAAATCTATATAATCCGTAAACTCATTAAACTTGTCTAGCCACATCTGTTCACTAAAAAACGGCAGAAAATCAAGATGAAGTTTTGAATCAACAAAAGGAATACTTCCAGCCATATAAACTAGATGGAGATTAGGGTGGTACTTATATGGAGTCAAAAACGAATCATAACTATTGTAACTAGTCTTATCATGATTCCCGGGTATAAGCCATAGTGTAAGATCATATCCTCCTATAATATCCAATATCTGGCCAAATGCTGTCAATACGTCTTCTCTCTGTGCTATCCTAGAATCGAAAACATCTCCAAGACATACTAAAGTATCTACTTCTAGCTCAAGAGCCAGTTCACACTGCTGAGTGATCAGATCTTTTATAGTCTCTATGTTTGAGGTCTTTAGATGCCAGTCTGTTGAGAATACTGTTAATGCTTTTTTATTATCAGTTTTCATATTTTAATAAAAAGTCTGGATTGATACTCTTAAAAGAAAATATCTTACTGCCTTTCTCAATACACCTAACTACAACTCCTTCTCTGTGTATATTTGCTAAGGTTGATTTACCTTTAGATAATTCAACAAAGTCTTTAACTGTGCTACCTATTTCAGACATCTTACACACTTTCACAAGTGGAACAATGTGCAGACCATGTAGAGCACAAAAATCTTCCATCTCCATCCTATTTAAATAATGACCCCCTTCCCAAATAACATTAAACACCCACATCTTAGGTTCAGTTAAACCATACTTATTGCCTTGGATCTTACTGTTACCCTGTTCTCCTTGAATGATGATGCCTGGATATCTTTTACAAATACTCTCCAACTTATACTTCTCTGCAATCTGCCAATAAAGGCTAGATTTGTTTTCGTTAATTAGATTCCTACTAGCAACAACAAATAAGACTTTTTTAGTTTTCAGAACTCTACCTAATAATCCTGTATACTTAGGTACTAATTTAGAAGTCCACGTACCGGACTGGTAATCAATCTTTTCTGTAACATAGACTAATCTATCTGCATTCTCCTGGATAAATCTGTCTCCAAGATTTTGAATACGTTCCTCATCTGTCTTAGATACCCAATAAGGGAAACTAAGTTTCTGACTTCTAGACAGAAACATCTGTCTATACCATGAATAACGCATTAAGAATTTCTTAAAACTGTTTTTCTCTAACTTGATGTCTTCTTGTTTCTGGATCTCATCTTGCTCAGATGGAGTAAGATACTTTGTAATTCCTATAGATTCAGTTACATCATCTCCTTCTGAGCCCAAGAATCCAATAGCAGACTCTGTCCATAATCTTGTGTCATTTCTTAGTATAGATACAGGTAGAACTAGACCTTGAGATACTTGTCCTCTTAACTTTATAGTCCGAACTCTGAATTTACGATCTCGTAAAAATTCAAACTCTGGCCTCTCAGGGACAACAGAATCTACTTCTACATAGACAACATAATCACCTATCTTAAATCCATCTTTTTTTGCAATAACACACTGCCAACCCAGTACTCCACATAACTCGATCATCTCTGCACCTTCAATAGGTTTGATCCAAGCTATCTTCTCAATATGAGCTAAACTTCTTTCCATTGTTGAAAATTAATAATGATTTAAAGAAGTAAGAAGGAGGATCTTATTTCATCTCCCTTCTTACTATCGTTGTCAAACAAAAACTTAATTATTTACCAGCAGCAGCTCTACGTCTTTCTCTCAAAAGCTTTACTTGATCTGAGAGTTGATATTCGTTGATAGCACCTTCTTGACTTACAGTTTCTTTTTTATTCTCAACAGGTTTATCTTCTTTCTCAGCTGTTTCATTTTTCAACTTGATTGGAAGTTCTTCTGCATCTTCATAAAGACAGTACCATTTCTCTAATTGAGTCTTATCAGTTGGGATCTGATCTACATACTGTTCACCATACTGCTTTTTGATGAATTTTTTAAGAGCAAACTTCATATCGATATGAGTAGTCTCTGGTTCTTCAACTTGAGCCCTTTCTGTCTCTTCATTCTGAGGTTGCTTTGTAGTCGAGTCTTTTTTCTTATCTGGGAAAGCTTGCTCTATATCGTCACCACCAGAAGGAGGTTCTGGAACAAGTTTCTCGATCTCTTGTAATTCCTCAAGGAAGTCATCGTTATCAAAGATACCATATTTGTTCTCCTGGTCAAATCTGAGAAGGCCGTCTAATGCAAAGTTCCAATCACGTTTAGTATAAACGTCCTTTCCTTGGATCTTAGAAAGAGGCTCCTGTTTGATAAGTTCTTCAAGATGAGCATCTGATACCGCTGTACGTTCAAAGTAGTCGTCCCATGATTCACGTTTCTGCCTGGATGGTTCACCCTTGGTAACAATATACTCCCATTTGTTAGTTTCTTTTCCTTGTTTATCAGTCTCCTTCTGTTTGGTTATAATCAACTCACAACCCTCATTTGGATCTGAGAAAGGATCAACTTCCATAACATCTTCTGCTGCTTCAGAGATAGCTAATCTGTCCATATCTTTTACCATAGACTCATACAACTCAAGTCTACCTAAAACTCCATCTTTTATTGCATAAGCTACAAAAGATGTCTTAGGACTAATACCCCAATTCCACTTACCATCTTTACCTCTCCAGCCTGTAATAGGGGATAAGAATTTCTGTTTCTCCTCTTTATCTTGAATCTCATCTGATGCACGTTTTCTAACATACTCAATGTATAACTCAATAGGATCTTTTGGAAGACCTCCATGCTGAGTCCCAATGAAAATATTTTTGTTTTTAATCTCTGTCTGATCAGTCTGCTCACCATCTTTCCAGACTGGAACCTCACACTTAAGCATTGCTACACGTTTTGGAAGATAAGCTGCTCCAATAGTATCCTCCGGATGTGGAGGAAGAATACGAAACACGTTTTTTCCATCTTCGATAGTTAAAAATCCAGCTCTGGAGTTGTTACCACCTCCAAACGATTTGTTGTTCTCTTGAGCGCTCTTCTGGGAGTCTTTATTTGCACTCAATTTAGCTCCCTTAAATTTACCTCTGTCAAATGTCATGATTAATTGATTTTAATTGTTGTTTTACTATTTATGTATGCCACTAGGCTGTCTTTTTTCTCTTTCCATCTATTGAGATAATCTTTCATCTCGATAATGTCTTCTTTTGAAAACGAATCCTGAGTCTCCTGATTCACTATTTTCTCGAAACAATAACTTAAACTCATCCCATATCCTATGTCTGTAGTCCCTTCATAAGATTCTCCTTTAGGATCAGCCTTTGTTCCATCTCCTATCTTTCTTCTTTCAACTATCTTGTATAAGTTAAAGCGATCTACCATATTGTCACATGGCTCTATGAGATACTCTCTGTACTTGATCTTCATAACATTTTCAGTTTATCAATAGTAGATTGAACGTTTATAGCTATCTCCATCCTTGGCTCAGGTAATAATGCTGCTGCTTCTGGAAAATGCTCTCTGATCCTTGTTGGAGTTCCAAGAGCAATGATAGTCTCTTCAATCTCAGCCAGAAGCTCTTTTCTCTGTTTTGTTAGAGATGCACGTTCCAGTTTTAGTCTATCTAACTGATCACTCAAAGCTTCATCTTCTACAACTACAGATTTATTTACTGTGATAGGAAACTCACTAAATCCAGAATAATATTCATGATTAGATCCCCAACTAAAATAACTACTTGTAGTACATCTGATCCATTCTGAATTAGGTCCATTAAAGATATTCATTATCTCTTTAGGTACTTTAGAGACAGCAACCTTATAGAGAATATCTTTTATCTGAATATCAACATTTTTTAACTTTATATCAAGTTTATCTACTAGCTTTAAAGCTATCTCATTTGCTAAAGTTCTGCTTATCTTACTCATTTTGGATCTGTGACTGATTTATGTTTCTTGATTAGAATGTTGTTAATTGTCCCTTCTACAAGCTCATTGTAGAGCTCTGCAGGTGTTACACCTTTGATAAGGTTATTCAGTTTTTGATCTTTAGACTTTACTGACCAGAACAGAGAATCAAGCACTTCTAAATTATATTTAGCATTGATAACATTCTTTCTCTTAATGACAATACCTGGATCTGAGTCGATCTTCTCACTCACTCCATTTTCAGTGATCTTCTCACCTGATGCTACAGCTGATTTTCTGATACTCTGTTTCAGTTCAGCCTCATAGATGTCTGACTCAAGTTTCTTCTCAGCATACACTCTCTCCTGCTGAGCTTTAAGGATTCCGACGTGGTTTAACAGAGCAGATATGGTCACTGCCTCCCCATAAAGATTTGAGTGATCAATCTTCATGAGCTGATCGATGTCTAATTCGTCATCGAAATCCTTGAAGTTAAGAGTAACAGGTTTGTTGTCTAGATGAATAATAATCTGCATAAATGTGTTTTTATTTAATGATGTAAAAATATATAAAATTTCTGAGATATAAAAATTATATAAGTAATTTATATTGATTTTAAATTACTCAAGAACTATAATCTCAGTGTCATCTGTGGTCTGTAAAACGTTCTCTTTTTTGTAAGAGTCCCAGACAATTTGCCCGCTCAATAGTAGAAGTGATTTCTCCTTGTTCTCCAACTCCAACTTTGCTACTTGCTTGTATTGCTCTGCCCATACAGTGACGTGAATAAAGGTGTAGTTCGATTCGATCCTTATCCTTGCCCATTTACCTTTCTTTGATGTGCGCTCTTCAAATTCAGTGAGATAACCGCCGATCTTAGCTTTTCTCCTAGTGTTACTCTCGAGTTGAAAATCCTCAGCGTTAACAGCGTCATAGTCAGAATCCAGATATCTGTCTACGAGATCTCTGTAATCAAAGAAAGCGATACCTGAGAGTCTCTTCTGTTGCAAAGTCCACCACCAGTCCTCTTGCAACTGGTCTTTGTTCAGCTCGAAGACATCTTTCTCTTTGTCGATCTTGGTCTTGCTTATCTTCCTGTATTTCAAGATCAGGTTGTATCTCTCTCTCGGCAATCGAATGTTCTCGATCTCATCAAAAGCTCCGCTCATAACTAGGTTCTCAACGACTGCTTTACCTACTTTTCCTCCCTTGAATCTGTTGCGCTCTATGAACTCCTCAAAAGAGAAATACTGACCATCCTTATCTCTGTTCTCAATGATCTGTTTAGTAGCAGCTTCACCGCATTGCTTGATCGATATCAGAGGCCAATAGATCGTTCTTGTTTTGTAATCAGTGAATACATCGTCTCTTGATTCATTTATCCCAACTGACATTAGTTTTATATCACCTATATTATTAATCTCAGAAATATAATTAGCATGATCTTTATCATCTGAAAATTGAAAAGCTGTTGACCAATATTCTAATGGGTAATTTACTTTAAACCATTGAGAAATATATCCAGTAATTGCATAAGCAGCAGCGTGTGATCTATTAAATAAATAGGTGCTGGCTTTATCAATGGTTTCCCAAACATCTTCTGAATATTTTTGTGTAACACCAAATTCTTTAACATAATTGGGTATGAATCTATCCTTATATTTAGTCAATTCTGAATATTTTTTCTTTACCATAGCTTTTCTTACATCATCAGCTTCAACTAAAGATAATCCTCCTAATACTTGGCATAGTTTCATTATCTGTTCTTGATAGCAGAAAACACCAAAGGTAGTTCTCATTATATCTTCACCTCCAGTAATAAATTCTACTTCCCTTTTATTTGATCTTCTTAAAACATATTCATTATGAAAATTATTTTCCATAGCTCCAGGCCTATATAACGAAATAGCTGCAATTAAATCTTCAATGTTTTCTGGTTTTAACTCTTTACAGTAACCTGTTAGACCTTTTGACCCAAAATGAAAAGTATCTTCATTCCAACCTTTAGAAAAATATTTATACACCCTGTGATCATCATATGGAATTTCATAGATATCAATTATTTTATTTTTATTATCCTTTATTAAAGATATGATATTTTCAAATTTATCCAATTGTTGAATACCAAGAATATCTTCTTTTAAAAATCCAGCCTGTTCCAATTCTATTCCTTCCCATTCACTTACCATCTGCCCACCAATATTAGAAATCGGTAACCAATGATACATGTCTTTATCTTTTGGTAGAATTAACATAGCACAAGCATGTATAGATTTAGCTTTAGGTTGATGTAAAATTAATCTAACTCCATTCAACAATTCAACATTGTTTTTAACAAAATTCTTCACTCTACTTGAGGTTGAACATATATAAAATAATTCATTTATGGATTTTAAATTGGGTAACATAGATGTTATTTGATTTATTTCAGAAAAATCTAAACCATATTGTTTCCCAAGATCCTTTATTGCTGCTTTTACTTGAAAAGCTGTATATGTTCCAACACTACAAACTTGATTACATCCATAACGTGATTCCATATATTTTTTGATTATTTCTCTTTTTACCCCAGGAAAATCTGTGTCTATATCTGGTAAACTCTTAATTATACGACCTTCATTCAAGAATCTTTCAAAAAGTAAATCAAATTTAATTGGATCTAATTGAATTATATCCAATAAATAAGCAATCAAGCTTCCTCCTGCTGAACCTCTTCCTACTCCAACCAATATCTCATTACTTCTTGCAAAAGAAATTATATCCCATAGAATCAAAAAATAATCAATAACATCACCTTTTTCAATTACATTAAATTCAGTTTCTATTCTGCTAATATATTTACTAATATCACCATTTATTTTACGTGATAACCCTTTATCTATTAAATGCCAAAATAGATCTTCATTTGTAGTAAATCTTGCTTTCTCCTCTTCTTTCATCTCATAAGATGGTAAAAATCTATTGCCTGTCTTTATAGAAAAATTACAAATCTTATCAATATAAATTAGATTGTTTATAGCTTTACCATAAATATTAAAAATATAATCATCTTCAGGGTTAAATAAATCAGATAACTCATAAAAATAATCTTCAAAATCTTTAAAATATTGATTTTTTGATTCATATTCCCTGACGCCGCTAATACTGTTCAATGTTGATTTTATGTGGCTATCTTCTTTATCTAAATAAAATGAATCTAGTATTGAAACAGGAATTAATTCACTATTCACGAATGATCTTAGATTTTCCAAATAATTTTTATCT